TCTGGTTGGCTCAGCAGACGCTGACGATACATGGCTTGCAAAACCGCCATTCTTATCCTACCATTCTTCACAGGTTCGGCAGGAATAACCACATCCTTAAAAGCTTCAGTTGTATCTAATTTTTCTTGAATAAAAGTATCTTTACTAGCTTCTGTATCTAAAGCAGCGATAACTGCCTCGTCCTCTGCTTTCTTTCTGGTAAGCTTTGTGTCTTTTTTCTGTGCATCTTCAAGCGTGAACATTTCACTGTACATAGAAGTAAAGTCCTGTACAGATTTACTTTCTGCTTCCCACCCCAGCGCCGCCAGAAATAAAATTAGTAATGTTCGCATGCTTTAATCCCATGTTAAAGTAAGCCGGGACCGCAGTGGTCACGGCGTTATTGTTGACTGTGTTACGGAGTGCCAACGGCTGGGCGAAGGTATGCGCCTTCGTCGACGTCGTCCATCCCATAGCATTCATAAGAGTAGCAGCTTCCTGGGTCAACCATTCGCGCGTCGTCAGCACTGTGGTATAGATTACGCACCAAGAAACCCGTACTTGCAGAAACCAGTTCAATGCAGTAATCCGCAGCGTTGTCGTTCTTTAGTATACAGTCTCGAATCAATAGATTCGTACAGACTGCTGATGCGGGGTTGTGGATGGGGGCATTAGAAAAGTTACCGTAGGCATAGCAGTTGGATATTACGACGCCTTCGTTAACTTCCTCGAGTTTGATGGCATCGACTGCTCCGGCGTTGGGCGAGACAAAGCGGCAATTCCTCACCGTCAGATAGTCACACAGATTAGCTGCTCCGCTGGTCACAATGCATGCGTCGGCCTGGCCTGTTGCGTCTGCCATAAGAAACTCGCAGTTTTCGATGGTCGTGTGGTCTTCTGCAACAATGATAGAAGAGGCGACGCTGTCCAATCCTGTCGAGTCGATATAAAAGTTGCAAATTGTGACATTAGCTGCGGTGGTCGTGAATGCTGCCGCCGTGGCGTGGGAGAGCGTTATTGTTGGACGGTTTGTCCCGCTTCCGAGTCCGACGATAGTGACTCCGGCAATATTACAGGTGGCCAGTGCTCCGGTTGCCGCGTTCGTTTCTGCGTGTCCCTGGGCGACCAAGATAACGTCCCCATTATTGTCTGTGCAGAGTGCGATAGCGGCGTCGATGGTAGCCACAGCGGTATCCCAGGTCTCTCCTCCGCCGGCTGTTGTGAGGTTGCTGTCGACATAGTAGACGTTCCCGGTGCCCAGCGACATCCCGGCCTCGATCATTTCGTCGGCGGCCTGGAGCCATCTGTAGAGGGGGTTGGTTGCCGTGCTGCCGGAGAACCACGATTCATTGGGCCTGCCGCTGATAGAAGGCAGGGCCATGGCCATGGTGGACAGCAGCAGAAAAAGGATTATGCAATGTGTGGTTTTCATTGTACATTCTCCTAAAAGTTAGGATTCGTGTTTTTGTTAAGGGACGGACCCGGAGATCCGTCCCACATTGGTTTTGGCTTACGCTATTACACTTGGTCGATCAGCGTGACGTCCGGTTCCGGTCCATCCGACAGATAAGCGACCACTTTTCCGGTCGTTTCGAATGTGTCGTCGCCAGTGAACATGAGCCGGATAAAGCGGCTCAGATTCCCGACGGGGAGCTGCTGATTAACAAGGACGGCACCTGCTGCTGTTCTGGCTTTCGGGATAGCTCCCGTAGAGAACACTTGCTTGAGGTCGCTGGCGAATCCATCATCCGTGTCCGTTTCGAGCGTGATGGTTAAGGTGGCCCCAGTTCCAGCACAGATCTCGGTCGAACGAACGATTAAAAATGGTCCCTTTGCTCCGGTGATATTCAGGCCTTCTACATTGAGATCGATGTAGTTGGTGCTGGCTTCGGTTGCACCACCGTTGCAGATTCGCTGGGCGAGGTCCTCTTCGGTCCCGGCACTGTACGCGTAAGTGAAGCAGTTGTTTAAGTCTAACATTTGTGTATCTCCTATTTTGAGATTCCTGTTTTGTTTGGTTCACGATTGGGGCATCGGCGTCAGATTACGTGATCTTGGCTCCGGTGTTGGCGATCTGTGCCACTTCTCTGACAGGGATGCCCCAGAAGCTGATGACTTTCTTGGCAAACGCCCCATCGCCGCTCATCTCCTGGGAGTAGTTGGCGTTGCCCTTATCGTTGGCCCGTTTTTGGATCTGGGCAAACACGGTCCGGTTGCAGTAAATAACCGCGCCCTTGCCGTTATACTCCAGGTCGTTGTAGGCATCGATCAGGACGTCCTCGTCGAATCCGAAATCGTCTACGCCGTCGATGTTGCTCGTCGAGATGTTAACGATGCGTTTGACGCAGCGGGGGTCGTGAATGAACAGGCCAAAGTGGATTTCAAACCACGTCTGATAGGCCGGATACTTGCGTCCTGTGGTGCTTTCGCTGATCATCTGCTTGCCGTAGTCATCCATCCGGACGGGGACTGCTCCGCCAGCCGGGGCGTCGTTACGGGGGTAGATCATGTTGACCATCTTGGCCCCCCACTGGATGATGTAGATTGACGTCTTGTTGACGGTCGCGGAGGCATTGCCGCCGGCGTTGTCATAGGTGTAGTCGTCGGCCAGGGCGTCATAGTCAGCCCGGTTATCGATGCCGGTGATCTGCAGGGGGTTGGTGGCCCGGTTGCCGGAGAACATACGGCTGGCCAGAGTCTTGGTCATGCCGTCGAGGAAGAAGGCATCTTCCTGGCTGCGTGCTCCAGCCGGGTCCGGGGTGTGGCGAATCTTTGCCGCGTCCACTTCGCTCAGCCCGTCGAGCATACAGGTCGGTTCCGTGACCTTCTCGGTCACACCGGCCTCTTTGGTGACACCCATGTCGTAGGCACGTTCCGCACCTGCCGGCTCGGAGGCCCTGCGGGTGTCTTCGTGATAGGTGCCGTTGTTGCACTGCATCCAGGTGGCATCGGGGATGATGGCGTTGACCTGGCTGAGTGTATTGACGATGTCTGCCAACCGTCCGTTGGGGTCTTCACGACGGACCAGTTCGGCGAGAGTCAGGTGAGTTCCTAGCGCTAATTCTGCCATTTTAATTACTCCTAAACAAAAGTTAATAGTTTTAAATTTAACGTTTGCGGGAGTAGTCAGATGGCGTCATCTGGCTCCCTGACACTTTACGGCTGTTTATTTCCGCCCGTATCTTTATCGGGTAAGCATCAGGCCCCTTGCGGGGTAGTCTGAGTGTATTCTGTTGTCAGTCCTTACTGATGGGGACCATGATGTCCTTGTTCCACAACAGCGGTTTGGCTTCATTCTTCACTTGTAATCGTACTATGTTAACCCCAGGTTTGTCAATATGCAACATATCCATCCAGTCTTTTGGAACACTGTCAAGGCATTCCTGGGTCACGGTCACTTTCCCGTCGGCGGTTCGGTCGCAGAGCACGAGGAAGAGTATCTTGAATATATCTTCGGCAGTCATTCGATTTCCTTATAATGAATTTTTGCTCCTTGTATGTTTTCGACCCAGAGGATGGGGACATGGAAGGTCCTTTTTATTCTGCCGGCCACAGTTCCGGGCTGTTGGGGTATAACTGCATGGCCTTGCCCCTGGGGCTATCGGAGTTGTCCGGGGTTCCGGCGTCATTGAGCACTTTGCCGCCCTTCATCGCATGGCCTATCTTGCCCCACATCAGCAGTTGGTTGGGCGATATTCCGATGTCCATCCATTTCTTCAGGTTGGTGGGGTCATTGAAGACGCCAGCTTTGTCCAGTGCGGCCTTGGTTGCTTCATCGGCAAACCCTTTGATGGCATTTACTGCCAAGCGGGGGTTCTCGATCATGGCGTCGCCCTTCCATGCGGATTTCAAGGTGTTGGCTTCGGCTTCGAAGGCTTCTTGCTGGGCCTGCTGTAATGCCTGCATCTCCTGGACGCGGGCCTGCTTGTAGGCATCGAAGAGGACGTTGCTGCCCTGGGCGTCGACGCCGGCCTTGTAAAAGGCGTCTTTCCAGAACTGTTCTTCCTGGTCGCCGATGGCGATATCTTCCGGTAGTCCGGACTTGTCGAAGGCGTATCCGGTAGGATCGGCAGGGACGCCGCGTGCCTCATTAATGGCTTTGATGTAATCGGCCTTCTCCTGGTCGGTGGCATTCTCGCCGGGCTTCTGGATGACATTCTCCAGTTTCCGGCCGACCATAGTTTTGGTGTCTGCGTACATCTTGGCCAGGGTTCCGATGTTAGTGACGCCATCGAATCCCTTGAAGTCTTTGTGGTCATCGCCCAGGAATTCGGGCAGCTTGGTAGTGAATGCCTCAGTGAAGTTGCCGTCGTTGTCGACGAGCGGGTTTGGGTCTGTGTTTGGGTCTGTGTTTGGGTCTGGCATAGCTAATCTCCTAACAAATCAGTGGTTTCTGGTTTTTTCGTGGGTTCTGTAATGGCCGCGGCCTGTGCCTCCAGCCGGATCAGTTCCATCGGATCGGTCAGTCCGGAGGCGGTCTTGATGTCTTTCAGCAGGTCACGAAGGATGCATTGAGCCATTGCTGTCTCGGCGGACAGTTCGACGTGTTCCTCAATCCACAGGTGCATCCATTGGAACACCCTGCGGCCCGACTCGGAGCCGTAGAAGGTGGCGTAAAAATCTTCTTGTGTGGACTGTTCTGCCATTATTCTGCTGTTTCAAAGCCGGGTACACGGATGTTTTCGTCCCATGTCGGGTTTTCAGTGTTTCGGCCCAGTCGAGCCAAGAAGACGATGCAGCGTTTCTTCTGGGCGTCGGTGATCCCCTTGCAGAAACCGCCGGGGATCAGGATGGGTTTTCCGGTCGTGTGGTCTTTGATGATGCTCCCGGTAGCCGGGTCTCGCTGAACGCCGCCGCGTTTGACATATCTGCGTATTTCGCGCTCGATGCTGGTTTTATCCGCCAGGGTCAGATCTGCGGGGTCCTTGCTAATGGCCTCGGCGAGTGTCTCTTGCATTAGTTCGTCGTCCCGGATGATCTGGCCGGAGGCGTCTTTTCGGACGTTTTCAGGGTCCGATTTGAGAACAGAGGGGATTCCCTTCGGTTTCTTGAGTTTGGCGTTCTCCTCTTTCAGGGCGGCGATCTGTGCGTCTGTCTCTGCCTGGGCGATGGTTTCAGGGTTGGGGGTGATGTCAGGGGGGGTCTGCGGGTTCGACGCGCCCTGGGCAATCGTGGGCGTTGCTGCGGGTTGTGGATGTTTCAAGGTTGTTTTTTTCTTGGTACTCATGTGCGTTCTCCTGTAATTCGTGGTTTCGGGTTTTATAATTGCGCTCCCATTAGGGCGAGCGGACTGTCGGGTTCTATGCCCTTGCTGAGTCCCTGGTTGGCCTGCCCCATCTGTCCGGCGGCGGCCAGGGCCTCCTGCATTTGTTCTTTTTGTGCCTGTGCCTGCATGATGGCGTCGAGTTCTTCGTCGCTCTTGAAGAGGGACTGCTGCATGCCCTGGGCCACTCCGGCTTCTTCGATCAGCTCCATTTCGTTGACTTTAACAAGTGACTGCGGCCAGATGTCGCCAATGCGGGCGATCAGCTCGATGCCGTCAATGATGCCCTTGCTCTTGAGCACGGACTTCTGGAGTTGGGACAGGGGTCCGACGTACTCGGTGTCGATGGTCCCGTCTCCGTACTGGGGGTCCAGCAGGATATCCGGGGGGTCGGGCATGCGTCCGGCCTGGGTCTCGTAGTTCCATTGGGCTTCTACGGCTCCCTGCAGGTAGGACTCCTCGAAGGACTCGGTCATGCTGCTCATCAGGGTTGCCTTCTCGCCGAGCATCTGCCGCACCTGGTAGGCGGTGATCTGTGGCAGGTCGCCGTTGCTGATCATCTCAAAAAACCGGACAAAGAAGATGTCTTCGATGATGGTGTGGATACGGTCCATCTGAGCATCGCTGAGCGGCCAGTTGTATTTCTCCTGCATGGCATAGACCTTCTCGTCGGGGTTGTTGTAGTAGGTTCGTCCGCCAGGACTGACGCGAAGTTTACCGCGCAGATTCTCATGGACCATCAGGGGGTTCTCGACGGACTTGTGTACGGCGAGCAGCCCCTTCTCGGCCAGCTTGTTGTCGACCAGGGCGCTGGTCAGAGCGTCGGCGGCCAGGCTGGTGCCGTAGCTGAGTCCATCCTCTTTGCCGTATCGCCACAGCAGCGGGAAGTAGTCAATTCCGGTTTCCTGGATGAGTTTCTTGTTGTCGTCTTTGCCGCTGAGCAGGATGTAAAACAGCTTGTTGGCTCCATCTTGGGGCAGCTTGCTTGTCTGGCCCTCGGAGTAGTTCTTGTTTTTATAAACAGCCATCAGGACTTCGTACTCTGTGAAGGGATTCTTGCCTGTCTCACGGCCCTCGGCGGCGGCGACGATCTCGTCGTCGAGCTTGTCTTTGCCGACCATGGCGTACAGTTGGATCGCAGTCCGTTTCAGGGTGCGGAAGTAAACACAGGGCTGGCCAAACTCATCGTCTTCGACATAGCTGTCTCCGGGGTGGACGGTGCGGTACATGACCTTATCGTCTCTGAAGTTGTATTCCGGGAATGAGCAGGCGGTCCCGATTACGATGCCGTCTTTGACATACCAGACGCTGGAGCCAAAGAAAGTACTCTTGTTAAAGCTCCAGAGGATTTGCTCAGCACAGTCCTGGTAGTACTTCTTGGCGTTGTCTTCACGCATGGCTCGTTGGTTGGAGCTGCCGAAAGCCAGCCAGGGGACGCTCTTGGATGCCATGTAATTGAGGATGCCCAGGGCGCATTTGTTGGCACTGCTGGCGGGGTGGCCGCTGAAGACCTTCGCGCCATACTGCTGCCCCCTTCGGTCATTGCGGAGGAAGTCATAGCGTCGGGGTAGGAATATCTTGCTCTCGGCCTCCCATAACGGTTCGAAGGGTTTCCTTCGGTTCTTGGCATAGCCGAAGTGGCTCGTGATCAGCTTGACCTTCTGGGCGTCTGATTTGCCTTCAAAGTCCATCATCCCAGTGTCCCCCGGGTCAAGGTTGCCGGTCCGGATGCGGCGATCTTGGTGGAGGCGTATCCTTTTTGCCTCCGCAGCCGTTCACTGACCGACATCATCGACGACTGTGCCTCAGTGCTGGTTGGGGGTTCGGCGACGGGTGGGGGTGCTTTGGGGGATGGTGGTTTGTCTCCGCCGAATTTATATCGGGCTGTTATGCCGCCAAGGGTCGGGTGTTTATATTCCATGTCTTTTACTCCAATGCTAACAGGTCGAATTCTTTTTCCGGTTTCTGGGCGATAGCTCTTATGTATTGGCCGCCGCGCCGGCTGACCTTGAATCCACACTGGACACAGTCAACCTGTTCAGTCGGCTCGGTATTCGGCGGGTCCATCCCGACGGGGTTGGTCCCGTTCTTGGCTCCGCAATGCGGGCAGGTCACGATGTATCGCTTAAAGGCCATTCGAATATCCCAATAAAAAAAGCCCACACCGGAACCGCTTCGTTCCAATGTGAGCTTCGATTGTTTCGATTACTCAGTTTATTCAGTTGTCAGTGGTATACTACACAGCCATGTTTTGTATATTATGTGAAGTATTATACTTTGGCTGAAATTTCTTTATGAAAAATTGTTCGGTAAAGTTCAGCTTTTCTTTTTTAACGGTGAAATAAAAAGATCTATTAAATTCTTTTCCGTCTTTAATATGTCGGTTGATACGATCCCCGCATGTAGCCATCCCTGACTGGCCGACATAAACAATGTCTTCATCCTTCGTTAGGAAGTAAATAACCCCTTCTTCCTCTTTGGACACATAAATTTCTTGTAATTCTATTTCTTTAAGTCTTGACAGCTTTTTTGGTGCTTCCCATCCAATTCCAAATGTATCAATTTGCCTGACAATTATGGAACCCGAGTCAA